TACAGACAATTGGATTAATGAATAGTTTTTAATGAACTTAGGAAAGTGTCTTCCAGTATTCAAAATTTGAACATACCAGTCATGTCCAAAGTCAACTCTGTGCTTAAATTTAATTAGTTTCATCGTCTTCTCCAAATAAATTTACATCAACACCATCAGTAAGTTCTTTTAATCGTTCAAAAAAGTCCTCATCCAGTGGATAAACCTTCTCTTTACCAGTCTCAACGTCATCTGCAAGTTGCATCAAATGTTCAAGAAATGCTTTTGGATAAACCTCATCTTCACCAAGAGTAACCCAAAACCATTCATAACATTCAGTAAAAGGATCATCATCATGAAGAAGAGTATAATCCTTATAGTTGTCTGTCATAAGGTCACTCCAAATGCGGAATGCTCCACGAATGCTTTGCCAACCAGTCATCCAGCAGTGTCCAATCCAATACTCCCACCAATTCAGGGTGAGTCTCTTATTATCTGTTCCCAGTACTCTATTGGTGAACATTCAATAACCTCTTGCTAGTTGAAATCGTTCTGTTTCTTGAACTACCTTCTCAATAATACCATATCTAAAATATAATTGACAACTAGGCCAAGGTGAATATTTGGAATCCCACATAGCAGGATAAACCTCCACAACACCATAATGATAAACTGGTCTCACTTTACCATGAATACCATTTGGAACCCATTTATAATTTAAATATAATCTTTTAGGATCATATTCATCATCACCCTCATTTATTTCTACAAAGTCGGCAGTATGAGAATCATCAATCAAAAACAATCTACCAACTGGATCAATCCAGTAATGATGCATTACACAATCTAGATCTTTTGTTTGTAATTCCTTTTGATAACCTGGACCAAGATCGTAAGAACTTTTAACTGTGTCAAACATTCCCATGATTATTCTCCTATTTTTGGATCCTCATTTAAGTAATATCCTCTCCAATCTGCTACCCTAATGCATTCATCAATATCCCATGCCAGTTTTTTATTTGCAGATGTAGAGTTACGTGCTTTATACACAATACCAGTCTTCATGTCAACAAAACAATGTGTTTTTGGAGTATCAGTATCAGTTAATTGTAAGATTCGATAATATTTTCTATTGTCATCATCTATAACAAAAGAACCAATATCCAAGTTATTATCAAGTTCTCTTCTTTTATACTTAATCTCTACTGTTTCACCCTCTTCCAACTCTCTTCTACTTAAAATATAACGAGTCTCTCTAAAATAGTCTTCAGTTAATCTAAGACAAAGCAGACCAGTTTTAAGGAGAATCGTGCTTTTAACACGTTCTTTTTCTTCCAGTCTGCTCTTATAATCCGACTCTATATCTTCCTTTGTTTTTACACCTTTGTTGTATAATTCAAGTAAATCAGAATCCATTTTAGCTGAGATAAGATATATTATCTATAATCTTATGCTCCCATCTCCCTCATACTACGAACAAGATACTTAGTAAACTGCTCCATTTTTTCTGGGTGAACTGTTGCTGGATTGGTGTTAATTGCATCCCTAAGGGCGATCATCTCCTGCCATTCATCATCAGTGAGTTTGCTGCTTGAATTGGTGGAAATTGTCATTATGGATTGCTCCTGTGAATTGTCAGCATATTCTAACATTATTTAATCATAAAGTGTGATTCCTTAATATTGTTTTTAGAGTGTTGTAACAAAACTTTACGAACCAAACGGACCCCAAGTTCCTTTGTCTCCCTCCGCTCTCTGTTCCAGTTTGTCCAAAAGACCATCAAAGCTCATGATATGGTCAATATCCAAAATCAGCTTTGAGATTGCGTTGCAAACCACAGGACGTTCCTGACGAGCAGCATAGGACAAAGCATTACGAAGAGAAGATTCTGCTTCCTTCAGACTTGTTTCAACAGATTGAGACAGTGCCATCGAATAAAATAACAACTATTGACAATATACCAGCAAGCGCAATTGTTGTCAAGTGAACCAGGTGACAATTGAGTATCGTGTTCCTTTAATAACAGGCATAACCTCATGAGGATACATGAAGTTGGATGGGAATACAACAACAGAACCTGGTCTTGTTCTAATTTGCATCTCTCTATCAAAGAATGCAAACTCACCACCAATATAATCATCATTCAAATTAAATGACATAGACACCGTTCTAGGTTGTGTCTTAAAGTTATCAGTGTGCTGAATATAATACCCACCCTCTTGATATCTTAAAAGGTCATATCCACTATCAGACTGTAAAAAACAATCAGGAAAGTCTGCAATATACTTTTTTGCAGCAAGTGCAGATTTATTAAAAAGAATATCATCTATTCTCTTTCTAATATCTTGATTGGCATCAATTACATGACCCAGAGATATATTAATAATATCACAATTTCTGACTGAAGTATTTTGATTACCACTCACACCAATTTCTGACGTTCTCCACTCCACTGCATTCTTATATTCTCCTATGATGAAGTCACATTCTTCTTTTGTAAGAATATCATCATAGATTTTAATATAACTTGCAACTCTATTCAAACTTTTAGACACAGTAACTTTATTCTCAACTGATTTAATAGTATCATTGGTTATTTTGCGGTCTTTATCAAAGTAACTAGCAAAATAAGGTCCACGACTTCTTACATAATGTAAGAACACCTGATTACAATATGTTCCTTTGAATGGTTCTCTCCAATGAAGACCTTCCATACCCAAGTAAAGCATTGCATCACCTGGATTTAAAACTACCTCTTTCTTTATCTTTTTAGGAGTCTCAATCCATATTGCCCATGGTTCATCGCAATCTAAATTAACAGTCAATGATATCTCACACTGACACTTATCAACATGAGGCTTTAATTCATTGCCATGTTGATATATTCTTGCATAAGAATATGTTGGAACCACAGTCTCTCCAATTAACTGAGATACTGTGGTTGTTTTTTCACACAACAATTCAACAAAAGAAATGTGATCATACTTACTTTTACAATCAGATACTTGAGGATCTTCTTTTAGATCATAAGTATCTGCATATTGTTTAAAATCTTCTGCTAATTGCTTTGCTTTGTCTGATGATATAAAGTTAGGAACAACCAGATAGTTGTCTTCAAATAATTTAGAAATCATTTAGCAGCGGAATCCTCCTCATTTTCAACTTCTTCAATCAGTTCTTCAATTTCATTTACAACTTGCTCAGTTGGATCTTCCTCAAACAACAGTTCAAGATTAAACTCACTATCCAATACACTTAAATCAATGTTGTTAAAGTTTTCAATAACATTTCGATTGCCCAAATCTGGATTGCTCAATAACATTTCTTCAGATATGGTTGTATCATCAAAGAATGATTCGTCAATAGACTCATCAAACAGCGATGGATCAACATTACCATCAAAGATAGTTAAATTATCATATCCCGCTTCAACTTGGAATGCATTCTTACTTTCCTCAATATTATCCTGCATCACACCAGCGGAATAGAACAGATTCTCGTGAGATTCTGCAACTCTTTGATGCACTTTTTGCATCTGAGCATCATGATCTTCTTTGATAGTTTCAATCGTCTTCTCATGACGTTGTTGCATCTTTTCCATCTGCTCTTCCAGTTCTCTCATAGCATCCTGCCATGAAATTGCTTTTCTAGCGTCTTCCTCTTCTTTCTTCCTTTTAGTATCCATTTGACGCTCATATTCAGCATCAAAATGATTTACATACTTTTGAACATCAGCAAGAGTGCATGGAGTGTTTGGAACAGGAGAATCATATTCAATCCATCCATCACCATCCTCAGTCCCATTATCTTTCCATTGAATAGCCCAAAGATGTTCTATATCTGCAAATGGCCAATTATTTTCATCGAAGAAAATACCTATGCCATCAATACCAATGTATCGATCCTGTTCAATTAATGTAAATTTTTTCATTCTTCTGTTACCTCTTGAACGTTAGCAGTTAGAACTTTATTCTCTCTTGCATGTTGCAGCATTTGAGCAGCAGCGGACAAAACATTAATATTACTTTCATTTGCTTTTACCATCTCATTTCTAAACGATTCTACCGCTGCACCAGTCGAACGTTGTTGTTGAGAATTTTCAATCATTAACATTGGTAACCAATTAATAGCACATGCCCATTCATCCACTGGTTCACCTGTATTTGGATTAGTTCCTCTAATTTGGGTATACCAAGAGCATTCAAGACCTTTACAATCGGATTGAATAAGAGGACAAAAGTTTCCAGGTTTGATTTGAGCCATGATTAAATCAAAATAGTAATTGTATTATAACATATTTAGTTTAATGAGCAAATGATGGTGTCTATGTATTGCACCGACAAATCCAATCCAAAAGTTCTTGTCTCATTCATGGTTGCAGATCCACTAAAGGGGTGTGTATGAGAACCACCACCAGTGTTTTCTATCATTTGACCTGTAGCTGTACTACCAAAAACAAGTCTACCACCAGTATTACTAAAAGGTGTAGCACCAGATCCTCCTGGTGATCCAGTGAGTCCAAAGTGAACGTGATCTGGTAATTGGGATAAAGATAATGTTGTATCGCCAACGTTTTGTCCAAGTCCAGAGACAACTTGAACTGGAAATGTATTATTAACATTTACAGATAAATTACCAGCTGCTGATGACAACACTGTTGTAAAATTTGTTGTTCCTCCAGATCCACCACCTGTTCCAGAAACAACCCTTAATGCTTTATTATTTTGAGTAGCAATTTTAGTCCATCCCGTTGGTGCTGCCGACTGATAAAAGACTTTTACAGTACCAGCAGGATACAACCAATAAAAACTATTAATAGAATTTGCAGTATCTGCAATATCAAACAAAATGCCAGTAGAAGTTAGTCTTGCCATATTAATTAAAAGAGCAGAGAATAACGTCGATATACTGTAGTCTCAGGTCAATTGTTCCACTACCAGTTGCAGTAAAATTTATATTACCACTGAATGGGTGATTATGTGATCCTCCAATTCCCCCAGGAGACACAACTCCACCAGTATTATTTGTTCCACTTACCAAAAAACTAGATCCTCCACTAGCAGCATTTGCGCTTCCACCAGTAAGAGAGTTATGAGTATGATTCGGTATTTGTGAAGTTGTTAATGTTGTATCTCCAACAGTTCCACTAACAGGAACATTTGCATTAAAATTAACACTAACTGGAGAAGTGCTACTTGGAAATACTGTACTAAATGATAATCCACCAGCACCAGATACTCCACCAAATCCAAAATCACCACCAGTTCCAGACACAACTCTCAGTGCTTTATCATTATGAGTGGTAACTTGTGTCCATCCAGTTGGTGCTGAGGATTGAAAAAATACCGATACTGTTCCTTGTGCCAAAACTCCATACTTTGAATTTAATGAAGTTCCGTCATCAAAGGTTAAACCAGTAGCGGTTAATGTTGCTGCCATCTTACAATAATATTTCTTTTATTTACTTATTTATCCTTTATCCAAAATCCATCTGCAGTCATTGTCCAACCCTCAGCAATCATATCATCATAAGTCATTGGAGGAAGTTTTTTCATAATAAATGAACCATCTCCATTGTCAACCCATTCTACATTGTCACCCTCTTTTAAGTTGGCAGCATCAAGCAGATCATCTGGGAGACTAATAAAATATTCTTCATGAACCTTCTCAACTTCTAAAGTCCAGGTCTTTTTAGGTTCAGATGCCTGATTAAATTCTCTTTCTCTAATAGTCTCTCCTTTATCAGGAGACTCATAAATTTTTGTCATGATTACTTGTAAATAAAAGGATCTTCTTTACTTAATTGCTTGGCCAATTTTTTACTTTTTTGATTTTCAAGATATTCTACAAATGTATTGAATATCTTCTTAACATATTTAATCATAAACTGAAGGTGTTGTAAATCTTTTGTGCGATTAATTTGTTGGATTCAATACCAGGATGACTCATGTCCCTAGCATAATCCTCGGGTATAGGATGAAACAAATCACATCCTAATATTTTTGATGTTGTTGGAAATAATGAAAATTCATAATATTGACTCTTATTTTCCCATAAATTCCTAATTAACTCAACATTTACAAGATTAAAAGGAACCAAATGATCTACAAGTTTAGTATTATCACAATCAAGTTTTAATTCTACATGATTTCTTTGATACATCAAATATCTTGTAATACCTGGCATCCCATAAATGACACATTTTGGAGAACCATACTTTTTATAAAGCATTAAAGAATTATGTAAGGCAAATTGTATAGATGACCCACCCATTCCCAAATTAATTACAGGTGTTTTACAAAGTTTTTCTAAGACTGCAGGTATTGTATGTGAATCATCCACACCAGTCCCAAAGATATATGAGCAACCAAAAATAACTATAGAATCTTTCCAATTAATATCTTTAAATTCCTTCGCTCTATACCCATGCGAATTAAGAGTATATTTTATTTGATTGCGTCGATAATACCAATTTAATGGTTGTATTTTTAAATTATTTTGATAATTATTATAATCATCTGATCCAAAAAAATCCCAAGATCCAGATATATCATCACCTTTCCATTTGAATTGTTCAAAATTTTGAACTGTTATGTTTGGAAGAGGAATAAAATCAGAAGAATTGATAGATCTTATGATATTGGGATTAACCTTCACTGTTCTTTAGCGTATTGCTTTTTTGCTCTTTTAAGTTCTTTTAATTCTGCCTTAATTTCTTTATATGCAGATTGACCATCAATTTTACCACCCATTTCCATAGCAATGATAACATCAACACGAGTTCCGAAATGAGCAAGTGCTTTTTCAAAATCATCAAGTTCGTACATTACTTGTCTCCCAAAGAATAATCATTCATACTATATATTGGTGGGCAATGAGCATCGATTTGTGCTTGAAGTCTATTCTCCATCTCATAGAGAGCATTTGTTGTCTCTACGTTTTCCCGTTCAAGTCTCTCCAATCTTGTTTCCAAAGACTGGATAAGGTCAAGTAAAGTAAACTTACTTCCAACAAAGTTGTCAGCACAATCTACAATCACTTTCTTCTCTTTGTCTGATGCAAAGAACCAGTCAACAAATCTTTTAATCATCATAAAACACCTACCGATTTTAAATAACGTCTATATGCAGCGAATCTACCTAAAGATGGTTGCCCAACAACGTTTAATTGATGACATATCTCACAATACATCAACCACTCATACCAAGGAGTTGTTGGGTCTAATTCATGATATGGATATTCTTTAGAGTTTTCCATCTACATTACCTTCATAGGTTTTGGTCTAAGACCAACCTTCCTGCCGTCCTTTAAGATAAAAACGGGTTCCTGATATACATGACTTTTCAGTGAGAGCCGTGATAAGTCCGTTACCTTCTTTGTCTGTTGAATACCAGAGTCCATATTTTTTTGAATCAACGTAAAAGCAATCATCAATCAACTTCTTATCTTCTGTCATTTCTTTACAGGCTTTGGTTTCAGAACTTTATTCTCATTTACCTGAGTTACAGTATTATGAAGTTGCTTTAATGCTTCAATTGTTTCTGGAGTCTCTTCCCAACTCCAATCATTTGAATTTTTGTCAGAAAATGTGCGGATTGCCATGTCCTCTATAGCATCTCTTATTATGATAACACAGAATCACCCAATCTGCAACCCAGCAATTACCTTTTCTGCGGCAAATTGATTTGTCTTCTCTCCTGGATGTGCGGAATAATATCCAGACTTTTGCTTCCTCATATCTCTGGCAAAATCAATTTGATTTACAAAATTACATTGTAAAATCTGAGCGGTATCTGGGAATAAACTTAGTTCAAAATAATTAGTCCTATTCTTCCACATTTCTCTAAATGCTATGGCATTTAATTTTAATTGGATTATCGCATTATCCTTGTTTTCATTCCAATAATAACCAATTTTAAATCGATCATAATTCCAATTACCACAGTTCATAACTCTATCATTGGTGTAATATGGTAGTCTATATGGAGAGGTCCACAAACTTACAATTGCTCTTGGTGTTGGATATGATTCACTTAATAATGCAGCATTATGAAGAGTATATAGTGAAGACGACCCTGCAGCACCCAAATTAACTACAGGAATATTAAGTGCTTTCTGTATTTTATAGCATAATGTATCTTCCTCAGGCAACCCAACACCAAAAACGCAAGAATCTCCAAAAACTACAATCGATTTTGCCCAATTAATTTTATCAAATTCTTTTGTTCGATAACCAGCACTGTTAATATTATATTCAACGGTTTTTGTCCTAAATCTCCACTCTTTTGGAAGTTCTTTTAAATTTTTTTGATATAATACTTCACTATCTTGATCAAACCACTTGCAAACTCCAACAAGTAATTCTTTATTTGGAAGTAATAATTTATTATCAATTCTTTCAGTTAATTTTAATATTGTCATGAAAATATTTGAATATTGTAAAGTCTAGACCACTTATCACAATCTATTTCATCATTTAGTATTGGTTGTCCTTTAATATTTAAACTAGTATTCAATAGCATAGGATGTCCAGTTTTTTCCTTCCACTGATATAAAAGATTATAAAGTCTAGGAGCATCACTTTTTTTAACAGTCTGCAATCGACTTGTCCCATCAACATGCACGATCCCAGGAAACTTTTCTGGATACTTACATCTAACAGCATGTTGCATAAATGGACTCTCCACTAAATCATGATGCATATCAAAATAAGTATTTGCAAACTCTATTGGAACAACTGGAGAGAATGGTCTATAAGATTCTCTATTTTTTATCTTATTAACCTTATCTTTTATATTTGGATCCGTTGGATCTGCAATAAGACTTCTTGCTCCCAATGCCCTTGGTCCAAATTCTGCTCGACCTCGCGCAAGACCACAAACTTTATGTTCATACAAATAATTTACTATTTGAATATTTGTATGCTTATGTGGCAAATAATATCCAAGATATGGAGTAAATTTGATATGTTTCTTTTTATGTGCTAACACTGCACCAATCGCAGAACCACTATCTCCAGGTGCTGGCATTATCCACACGTTCTTAAAGTGGTTATATGCATGTCGATTAGCAACACAATTTAAAGCACATCCACCCATCAATACAAGATTATTAGTATGAACTAATTTTTTAGTCAATCTCAATGCATTATTAAAAAGTATTTCATATACTTCTTGAGTAGCAGCTGCAATATCTTCTTTAGATTCTTCTGGTCTCCAATTCTTACATCCACGATGTAAATTGACCTTACATTTAAAATCATCAGTTATAAAATCATCAAAGATAGCATCTTTTAACTTGCTCTTATCACCTAAAGCAGATAATGCCATTAAGATATATTCTTCTTCATTAGGTTTTAATCCGCATCTTTGAGTCATTGCAGAATATAATAAACCAATACTATTTGGATATTTTAATTCATATTTTAACTTTAAGTCTTTACCAGATGCTTCCCAAATTGTAAGTGTTTGGAATTCACCAATAGCATCAATAACAAGAACAGCAGCATGTTTAAATTTACTGGTAAAATAACCACCACATGCATGTGTATAGTGGTGGTTAAAGAATTTATGTTCACATTCGTAATATCTCTCAAAATTATTAACAAATGGTCCTTGACCAGCATAAATTTGCCTCATCCTCTTTTTTAGAGGATTCTCATACCAGCAGATTAATTCTGGTTTTCCATATCTCAAAGCATAATTTAACAATGAGTCCGATATATATGGGTCATTTTTAATTTTACTAAATCGTTCACTCTCACTGGCGAATACCAATTTGTCTTTTACAAATACTGACATAGCAGCATTATGACTATTAGATGATATTCCCCATGTTATCATATCTTTTCTCCCAATAACTTACTGGTAGTGTTGGATCTTCTTTTACAAAATTTTTAACCTTATTTGCGGGACACATTGAACAATATGATTCATCTTCTCTACCTAAAAATTCTTCCAATTCATCGTCTGTGCAACTTACATCTAATGGAGCATATTTTAAATATGGTTCCCATTTAGCACTAAGATTATATTTTTTAGATTGCATTGGCAAATATGCTAATGCTGGGCACTTCCAAAGTTTATTTTCATGCAACTGAATAGCATGTTTAGAGATACAAATTTCCCAACTTTTACGAGAATTATTATCCTCGTAAGGAATCATGTTTGAACCGAACCCTTTATATTGTGGAGTCCAATGTTCGTTAGTATAATCCCAAAATTCAACATGAACTCCAAGATCATGCTTCCACTGTTTGGCAAGATTATATCCCGTTTTAAACTTTTTTACGTAGTCCTTATGTGTTGTACTATGAATTGATATTGCAAGATTAGTTTGAGTCGCAATCAAAGCTTTTGGTAACTTGGGATGTAAGTGCAAAAAACTAGCATTTGAAACTAAATCAATTTGAGTATATGGATCTGGATATATCATCCTCACCAAATATACAAGATCGACCAATTCTTTATTAAGAGTTGGTTCTCCACCAAGTATAACAAATGTTTTAGGTTTGACTCTTTGACCCCAAATATATAGCCATTCTTTTGCAGTTTCTAGATTTAGTGTGCCAGAGTGTCCATGATTAGAGTAATGAGAGCATCCCTCACATGAAAAATTACATGCATGAGTAACATGCAGTTCTATCTGTTTGGTATCAAACTGTTTCATCTTTAGGATGAGAATGATAATTAAAATTAATTAATAAGCGTGTGGTTGAATTTGTACACGTAGTTGCAGTGTGTTTTAAATTACAATCGAATTTGCAGAATCTATTTGCAACACTTTTAACTTTTGTTCCATTTTCAAACAAAGTATATCCATCATTTGAATTTATATAATAAATTCCTGTTGTTAAATGTCCCCTAAAATCACAGTGAAATCCATTAGTAAAAACCTTTAGTTGTTCAGTCATTATCATACAATTTGCCTTAATTCTAGCAATTGCTGACATGTTTTCTTTTTGTATAATGGGTCGCATCAAATCAAAAGATGGACTTAAAATAGTATGTGAGGCAAAAATTAATTGTGTAAAGTGAAACCAATTATCTTCATCACCCAACATACTACATCCAGGGAAAAAAGTCCATGTACAAGAATTTGCGGTATCTCCCTTATCTAAGGCACCAGTAAAGTAATCATAAATTAATTGATGTTCTCTTTTGTGGAGATAATTATCAATAACTTCTATATTATTCATCAATGTATCCTGTCTCTTTTAACATCTCTACTGCTTCATCAAAAGACTTATAAAGAATTTGTAAACAAATTGCTTTACGATCAGGGAGTCCTGCTTCCATAGGATAGACCGAGTGTGGTTTAGATACATCAAGGAGATATGCATCTCCAGGGTGTGCCATAAATCTTACAGATTTTTTTAGATGACCTTCATGGAAGATTGCACCATCTGTTTGATTTGCAATTTTAGTTGTGGACGCTTCCTCTTGTGGATAATAAAATTGAGTTACACATCTATCTGTCTTAATATAAAAGTTGATGATTGCCTCAATGTTACTATCAGTATGAGGAGGAATCTTATAATTCAATTCCATCAAAGATAGTGTGCAGTTGTCCCTATAAGATTCTGGAATTACCTCAAGAAGACCGCTTTCATCTTTAGTGTTGATATATGAATATTTAATTCCAGCAAATCCAAATGGAGTATCCATTCCATATTCAATTTTTTTACCAGTTTTAAGATAGGAACCTACAAAAAATTGTCTATTTAATTTACGAAAAAACATTTAAAATCTCCTAGTCAGCGTAAGAATATTCTTTCCATTCAGGCACGTTACAATTTGCCAAATCAAATGCAACTTTATTCCAAGGTGCTCGTGGTTGACGAACTAATCTCATATTAGTATGTTCTAATAGTCTATTCCCCTTTTTAGTATTGCATGTAGAACATGCAACAACTAAATTTTCCCAATTATCCTCACCACCTTTACTACGGGGAAGAACATGATCTATAGTTAATCTATGCGTTGATCCACAATATTGGCAGGTATTACGATCTCTTTTATAAATCATTGATCTTGATGGTCGGCACCTGGCAGCATAATTAATCGGGACTTTAATATAACTCAGTAATCTAATTACTCTTTCAGATATGACTTGAACCTTTTCCTTTAAAACTAAAATAACCGCCCTCTTCCAATTAGTAAAATTGATTGGTTCATAACTTGAATTGAGAACAAGAATAGTTTGGTTTGGTTTAATCTTTAAATGTTCCATACTTAGTCATAAACATTTTGCTCTTGCTGTATTCTGTCTAAGTGATGATAAATTGTCTCCTTAGAATATTGAAATTCATCAAATCTTTTTGGATTATACTTTTCCATCTTATGAAGCATATTGATCCAATCATATCGTTTATCAACAACCCAACCATAACGACGTTCGTCGTGCATAATATCAAAAATAGAAAGCATCAGAACCAATACTAATTATATCACCTCATCATTCTATCTGATAAATCTAAATTATGCAATATCTCGTTGATGGTTCCCTTACAATCTTTGTTAATTTCCATTACTTCAGACTTTTTTCTTTGCCATCTGATTTCGGGTATGATTGTGGGATGTTGTTTTAACCATAGATAATCATCTTCGGTCAACTCAGATATTTTCCCCTTATTGATTTTAGTCAAAATACTTGCGTATTGTATTTTATCTGCTGCGTTCATATGCTTTTAACTTTGATGGGTGCATAAAATCAACCACAATAACACAACGATAATACTTTTGTGCAACCACTGGTGGTGGCATCACTGGTTGGTGATTTATATGAGAATGATGAATCAAAAGAGAATTCTCATCACCAGGAATAATTATCTCTCTATCCTTGTTTTCTATTAAAGTTCCATATATTCTGGATGGATTCTTAAGATAATATATCATACCCAAATCAAAGTGCTCATGACTGTGACTATTCCCATAATTGATGTATAACTCGTGAGTATAATTCTCTTCACTCACTCCCTTCATTCTCTTCGCCCAGTATGATTGAACATGATATTCTTTGATCCTGGGATTGTTGGTTATCTCCGCATAGTTATACAAATGAGACTTAACTAATTTAAAAAAATTAGTCCAACTAGTCTTATACCATAATTTTCGATCTTGAAGTCTATTTGTTGCTTCTACACTGGAATCCCACTTATCATCACATACTTCAAGTTCATTATCAATCTCTTTTAATAAATTAGATTGATCATATTTACTTAGCATATTATAAGCCCTGTAAATTGTATTGCCACAGAAATCAAAGTGCTCTACGTTTCGGGGATCTTCTGGATATTCCACAAACTCTTCAGGTATCATACAACTTTTTCCAATGACTTAGAGGTAGGAGAGGATTCTCAGGAGTAAAGTATTCTTCTTTTGCGGGGCACATTGAACAAAAAGATTCTTCCTTTTTAGTGAAAAATTGCTTTAGTTCATCTTTACTACAGGTATGATCTAAAGGAACATATTTTAAATATGGATCCCATTTTTCAGACAAATTATACTTTTGTGCCTGCATTGGTAAGTATGCAAGTGCTGGACACTTCCAAAGTTTTCCCTCATGTAATTGAACACACAATTTAGAGACACAGCACTTCCAACTGGATTTCGGATCATTGTCTTCAAATGGTTCCATTTTATCACCGAAACCCTTATATTGCCTAATCCAATGTATAATTGATGGTCGTATTTCTACAGGAGCACCTTTTGTAATCCACTCTTTCATTAACGCATATACAGACTCAAATTTTTCTCTGTATTGAAGATCACCATCAGAGTGAACAGATACTCCGAGAATAGTATTTGTTCTCTTTAAAGCCTTCCACAAATGTGGATGTTTATGTAAATGAAATCCATTAGAAATAACTTCTGTATAAGAGTTAGGCCACATCTCCCTAGCAAGATATACGAATTCCGTCAGATCTGGATGTAATGCTGGTTCGCCACCCATTAAAGTAAATCTCATCGGAAGAATTTTATCATTCCAATTACTCATCCACTTTGCAGCTTCCTCTAAAGTAATAGATCCAGAGTGCCCCTGATTCATATAATGTGTACATCCCTCACAAGTTAAATTGCAAGAGTGAGTAACATGTAATTGTATCTCGTGAGGTACTTTTAACATATCAATTAAATTCTTCTATTCTTCGTTTATCCAAATATGTAAGTATTTCTTGTCTCCAATCCATCAACTCATAATAACACTGTTGCTCATGAGCAACTTCACGCAACTCATGATCTGGTTTTAAGACGCTTTCATAAAAAAGATTAAATGCATCGCGTCTTTTTTGTTGTTTTTCCATAATTTTTTAGTTAATTTTTAATCCACCAACAAGAACTCTTTTAGATTTAGAGTATGCTGCTGAATGTGGTATGTTTGAAGGAAATAGCAATACTTTATTTCTTTCAGGAGTAACTTTATATTCACCTTCAGTTGTATGAAGGATGGTTTCTCCATCATTACAAGAATTCAAGTAAAGTATAAAACTATAATCTTCATTATGATCATGTTTATGTACGTGCATTCTACCACCATTTTCGTAATTAATCATATGAACGTAAAAATACTTTAATTGTCTATTTGAAAAATCCTCACATAACAAACGAAGTTTATCAATATAGTTATAAAAGATTTCCGTATCAATATAATTCAAAAGATTTAAAGTATAAAAACAGTTTCCAATCAAAGAACTCTGCTTCTCATCTCTAAAAACTTCTGGATAATTAGAAACAAATTCAAGTAGAAGATTAAAGTAATTACTTACTTCATCCTCTACTAAAAATTCATTCATCTTCAACTTGATCAAACTCTTCAATTGCTGATACTGGAACCTCGTGCTCATTGGCAACAAGATACCAATGTTCTCCATCACGAACTCCCAAATATTTCATTTGTTCTTCATCAAAATACTTTTCGCGCATTGCTGCTTGAATCTTTAGATGTATCAGTTCAGATTGTGAAATTTTCATCAGCATAAACCTCTTTATATTTTTCAATCAGACGATCTCTCATATCATGATATGGAGTTACTGCCATATCATATTCATCCCCAAAGTTCCAATCTTCAGCATATCTGATTGCACAGATAGCAGCTTGAATCATCGTCTTGAGTCCTTCTTTGTCAACTGTAATTTTAACCAGAGCAGTTGGATCTGAGATTGGTTCCATTTTCATTTTTCGATCCTCCAGTTTGGATCAGATACTTTATTTACCCAAAAATAGCACGTTTTATTCAAAGATTCAACATAGTAGCGATCATCATCTTCATTTTTAACTCTGCAAGAATGGAACCGTAGCATATCAAGAGTAAACTGAGATTTTGCTTCCTTACTGATTGGAGATAAGCAAATAAATTTTGTTTTCATTTTACAAATACCGTTCCAGATTGAGGTTGTGTTCGATGTTTTTTAATATAATTGTGTGCAGATTGAACAGTTCTACAAACATCCAATTGCTGCCCATTGTAAATAATCATCAATTGATTGCCAAATGGAACAGCAGCGTATCCATCGTCAGTAATAAATCCTTCTTTCATCGTTTAATAGTAGCAATAGCAGGTTGACCTTCAACAAACACGGTGTCCACAACGTTTTGTAGACGCTTGACCGTGGCAATACCCACGTTGCTGTAAACAGGAACATGGACAAGACCAAAGGACTTAGTGTAATCCTGGAGTTTACCAGGAGTAAGAGTGCCTTGTTGAATACGCTTTACGTCATCAAGATGAAGACGAATAACACGACCAACAGACTGACACATCTCAATGACGTTCATCTGACGCATAAGCACCAGAGAAGTCAAACCAGGGACAGAGATACCTTCACTCAGAATAGAATAGTGCAGAACAATGAACTTTTTGTCAGGGTCAGCACCAAACTCTTTGATGAGTTGGAAGAAGTGCTCACGAGTAATCTTCTGATCATTCAAGAATGCACCATGCTTGCTGGTGATCCAAAGGAGATCATATCCCATGGACTGAACTTCCTTCATGAAGTCAGTCTCAGCAAGCATACGGATCATCACCTTGGTGTTAGGAGCAGCAATCAGAACCTTCTCCATGTGGTCTTCATTGTAAATAGTGTCCAGAAGGGTCATACAGTCCCTCTCTGCTGCTTCCTCGCCCTTCAGACGGATGCTGCCAACGTTGATGGCATTGATCTTGGGAGGAAGAATGGAACCGTTATTAACCAGGCGTGGAGCAGGAACATTGTAGATAATGCCACCATACACATCAGTGTCGTTCATTCCAGGTTTGGAAGCAGTGGCAGAATACTTAGGAGTAGCAGTGAAGAAATAACTGCGGTTAGCAGCAGAAGAGAAATACTTGACGAAAGGATAAAAACTTTTTTTGACTGAATTGTGCGCTTCATCATAGTAAATCGTATCTACAGCAATGTTTGCCTCCTGAATGCGATGCAAAGACTGATAGGTAGTAAAGATCAACTTGTTACCTTTGGTGTGATAGCACCAGGAGAAGATTTGATTTGGTTTAGTCGTTGTAAAATAGGGAAGATCGGCATTAGAGTGAACATGCATAATCGATGCATTAGTAATATGCTCAGCAAACTCGGCAGACAACTGACGAGCGAGCATCAACCTAGGTGCAACGACCACGATAGTCTTATCGCCAGACATGAACTGACGAACAGCATCCATGATCGCCACCAGGGACTTACCACCGCCAGTGGGGATTACGATCATCCCCTTGAGGATGCGCTCCATGATGGCAAGTGCTTCGGACTGGTGAGGACGGAGTTGCATGGGTGTCATAACGATAGGAATATTATACAGCAAAAATTACCGACCAACCTCTGATGAGTGGTCAGTTCAAGAATTGGTCAATGGTGATTGGACCCATTGTACCATCAAATCGATAATGATACTCAAGGGCATTATAGCACACATAATGCGGGTGATCTGTTGGAACGTCAAGTCTACGACACAACTCTTTATGATTGTCTTCCATCAACTCCACAGCATATAACATATTATCGACAATATGTTGCTCTGAATGATACTTCCTAAGAGCTTTAAGTAGTTGAATTAAGAAGTTACCATCTCCAGCACAGTTATCAATAAAAGTAGAATTTGGATTCCTAAGAACTTCTTCTGGTATCTCAGCAATCATTTTATCAATCAACTCAGGAGGAGTAAAAACCTCCTGAGTCTTCTTAATCCGTTCGTCAGATCTATCTAATTTAGATCCATAAAGTTTATTGTGTTTATTTTTAGAGGACATTAATACGCTTCAGATAATCAACTTCTTCTCCAGTAAACCCAAACTGTTCAGACAGATTATTATAGTCTGTAATTTCAGGCACTTCACCATTTTTAATGGCAGCAGTGAATCCAGTGGTTTTTTTATAATTATCAATATAAAATTGAATGATTTTAAGATCAAAGATTTTGCTTAGACGATTTCCTTCTTCTTCAGAAGGGATAGGGCACCAACAATTAAGCATACCTACATGTCCATTAGAGATAAAAATACCTCCTTTCTTATAAGTGGAGGAGAATGGAACAATAAATTTCAATATATCCCCAGTTGTAGGAACTATATCAGTCCTCGCTATTTTTTTAGAAGTGTGAAATACTTCATATTTTCCGTCAGGGGTATGGTCTTCTTTGGCGATTGCTTGACCCATCTTCAAAGGAATCCGAGGATGATTTGAATTAGCAATTTTTAGAAGAATAGATTTTTTAAGAACATCATCACCAAACATAGGAACTCCATCACGAAGATCCCATTCAAACGTACCTTCTTTAGTAATTACAGTAGTTTTACCTTGATAAGGTTCATTGACAAGATGCCAACGACAAATAGATACTTTTTCAGTAAAATAATCATCTGCAGTATAATCAATCAGTTTAAGATTATAAACCGTAGAGAAGAGTTTAAGAAACTTTTTAAACTCTCCAGTGATGCCAAGAACAGAAGCAGGAGTTACCTCACACAGATCTCCACCAGGAGCAAGCAACTCAAGGTGTTGTTTAACAATTTTAGGCCAGAGTTTATTGTTCTTTGCCTTAGCGGCAGGATCATTATATGGGGGATTAGCAAGAATAGTAGTAAATTTCATATTCGGATGAGAATCAACCACTTTTACACGATTATCAATATATTTTACACGATTTCGATGACTATCGCAACTCTCCCAAACAGTAAGATCCTGAGAATCAATTCCACGCTCAAGAAGACGGGCAGTATGAGATCCGCTGGGATCACCAAACATATAAGTTTGAGACAAATCCTTACAGTCATCAATCATAGAATCCAAAAGATTTGTGGGGATATGCTTTTGAGTTTGTGAAGATACTGAAAATTCATTAATTGTATTAGATACAGAATCCCTCATACTTGTTTGAATGATATTAGAAACAACACCAATACGACGAGTAAGAGTTTGAACAATATGCGAATTTTGGCGAACGACTTCTTCTAAAATACCTTCATAATCACCAGTAACAAAAGGATAAATTTCAGAACCAATCACATCATTAATTGAATACACGTTTTGTCCATTACGGATAATGTAGAAAATAGTCAAAGGAATAGACTCAAGTAATGCCTTGACGGTTTGTTTCTTCAACTCATCAAAATCATCAATCTTTTTTACCCGTTCAATCTCCCGAACAATACAACTCTTGTTATTAGCACCTTGATCATTGAGTTGCGATTCCTTCATCATGGTAGTAATAGCAGACTTAATCTTCAAATTAAAATCATTAAGTTTAGTAAAATCCAAAGATTCCAGGATGCTAGTAATAGTAGAAATAGTTACTTCAGTGTCTGCAGAGAGGGCATCTTGAAGCATCTCTTTGGAAAGCAGTTGAAATCCATTGTTCCATTCATGAATATTAGTAAAATCAACCACGCTATATTGTGAAAGCGTTGGATTATTGTCACATGCAAGTTGAAAAGCCTCATGAATTACACGAAGACAACGTTGAGCATCAAAATCAATTACCCACCAATCATGGTCACCAGAACCACCACGAAAGGCAAACTGAGTCCAGAACTCAATTGAATCTCCTCCACGACAATTAATAACAGTATCAATTTTTTTCGCGGTTAAACCAAGAACATTTGCAGATTGTGTAAGAATTAATGCTTTAGAATGTTCTTTCAAAAAACGATTGATATCATCTGGTCCATTTGTAGTATCGGATGTAACAACCAGAGCGGGGTAATAACAATTTACCAATTCTTGGAAAGCGTGACATGCTTTAACATTAGGCATTGCCATCATATGATAGGTTCCTTTAAAAAGACGTTCTCCAATGCGAATCTCCCGTTGAGGACCAAAATAATTATGAATAAACTCACGAACAAGAGACTCATAAAGGAACTTATCATCTTTCATGATAAAGATATTTTTCATCGCATCAGGATCATCACCAAACAATTCTTTATATGCAGAAGTTTGATATTTTGCAAAAGCAACATTCATTTTAGGACGTGGACGTTCAAATACTCCTTTTTGACTATCAAGTTGTTCATCAAAATAAGTATAAACAAACTTCTGGTCATCTTCAGGGAACATCCAAGAAACTTTATGAGCAGTACCAGAGATGTAACAAGTACGAGTATTAAGTGTATCACGAACCTTTATAAATTGAGAGGCGGTTCCACCAACATGACACTCATCAAAAGCAAGATAATCAACATTAGAAATCTTATCAAGACGCTTAATAATACTTTGAACTGTTCCCCAAAGAACAATATTAACATCGCGCTTCATCCAATATTCAAGTTGAACTTCCCAAGAAAGATCTTTAACAGAAATATACTTGATTGTAGGAAAGAACCGCTTAGAATCTTTCTTCCAAGATTCCTCAGGAGACTTTTGACGCGAACAAATTACCGAAAGTTTATAATTACTATCTACAATGTGCTTTAAAACCATCACTGATTTGCCAGCACGACATTTAGCAAAAAGAAGAAACTCTAGATATTTCTTTTGCTTCCATGCATTGGAAATTTTTTTCAAAAATTCATTCTGAAAAGGAAATGGGTTAAATATTTCATACTTTTGTACTTTATTAGAGAAGAATTTTTCTTGAACCATCTGAACAATCATATCAAGAGTATAAAGTTCAGGATCAAACTCAAAGGTCTCACTATTAGGACCGCCAAGCCTTTTAATTCCAGGAAGAGTATCAAAAAAAGAATGGATTACCTTATCATGACCACGGTCTTTACCATCTTTACGTGTTGATACCTTTTCCCACCATCCACATTGAACATATGCATCCTTGGTTTGAGCAAGAGTTTGCTTTGCTTTACCATAGTCACTGTCTTTATGGCGTTGTTCATAACTAAATTGAGTTTGACCACAATTAAATGAATTAACGCCGCTCTTAAGAGTGTCAATATAAATGTTGACCAGAGCCATGAATAGTATGCTTGTGAACTACTCAAGTATTATACACCATAAAAAAGGGGGGTTGTCAACCCCCCGTCCAATTCAAAGATTGTCCAGTCGTTCTTTGAGTTCGTTGATTTGCTGCTGCTGCTCCTTAATGGCTTCAATCAGAACCGCAACCATATTCTGGTATGCAACAGATTTAGTGCCATTAGGACCCTCATGCACCAGTTCTGGTAGGACCTTTTCAACTTCTTGTGCAATAACCCCAATCTCACGTTCAGTTTGACCAATACGGTTAAAGTATACACCTCTGAGATCAAGCACTTTGCTAAGTGCATTACTAATACCAACAATATTCTCCTTAAGTTTCTCATCAGAGTTTGCAGTAACTGTACCAGAGAACGTAGCATTACCAGCATTGTTGATCCTTAGTCTCTCTTGTGGTGCAGAAGGACCAGAACCCTGTGTACCAAAGATAAGAGCAAATTGACCTGAAGTTCCTTCAGATGCACCCTTGATGTATCCACGCTCTCCATCGTTACCAACATCTCTACCCTCAAACTTCAATCCACCATAGAAATATGATGCATTGAGAGCAAGGTCAGTTTGCTGGAATCTTAGATAATTACCATTAACATCACCAGTTGTATCAGCATTAGTTGTAATCAGAACATCATTTTGGAATGTTGAGATACCAATTACCTTTAAGGTATTAAGATTAACTTGTTGGTTAAACGTGCTGATACCAGTATTAACTAGGAATCCATTGGTAATGTTCCAAGTTAATGATTGTGCCCTAAACTCAACGTTATTCTCAAATAATGTTGGACCAGCAACATAAAGAGAATATCCAACTTTTGCTTGAGTGGTCTCAATACCCACATTTGTAATTGTGGAAATACCAACACCATCAAATACCCAAACGTCAGACACGTTGAATAGACCAGATCCATCTCCCTGGAATGTTCCACTCCACAGACCAACATAATAGTTGTCTGGTTCAGATTGAATAGGTCCAAATTTCTTCCAAGCATTATCATTAGTATAAACCCA